GGCCAGCAGACCATGCTTTCCCACAATCCGAGATCCTTCACGCCGCGCACGAAGGCGGACACGGCGGCGCGGTCGCTGGCGCCGCTGCGGGCGCAGAAGGCGGCGGCATCCGGGTCGGTGCGGCGGACTGTGAAGGGAAGCGGCATGCTTAGTTTTCGGTGTGGACTTCGATGGTGACGCGGAGCTTGAGGCCGCTGGCGCTGTGGGTGCCGGTGCCGCCGGTGCTGGCGGCAACAAAGAGGCTGCCGCTGTTGACGGTGAAGGGCAGGCCGATGTCGGTGTTTTGTCCGAAACGGCTGCCGATGAGATCCGTGCTGGTGGTGACGGCGGCGGTGCCGAGGAGCTTCTCGGCGTCTGCGTCGCTGATGCTGATGGCGCTATTGGCCGTGCCGAGGGTGAAGGTGGACCCGGCGAAATACAGCGTGATGGTCTGCGAGGCTTGGTCGTCGGTGTCGAGAATCGAGGCGTGCTTGATGACGCCGCTGACGAGCTGGTTGCCGAAGTCCAGCTCAGTGGCGGCAAAAAGCACGTCGCCAGCGGTGTAGGCGTTGGTGTCGAGCACCGGGGTGACGGTGACGGTGCGGTTGGTGAAGTTGGTGATGCGTGTGTTGGGATGTGCCATAGGTTTTTAGTATTGGTTGACGCGGGCGGTCCACATGGATGGTTGGCCCTGCTGGAAATAATATTTGTCCCGCTGGGAGATCAGCTCGGACTCGGCCATCTGCTCCATGGCCAACGCCTTGTCGGTCTGTCCGTCCTCTTGGAGCAAATCTGCACTCAGCATCAGGCCGACTGCTTTTGCGATGACGGCGGGCACGGTCGCGGAGAGGTTGCTTGCGCTGTATTCGGTCGGGCGGATGCGGAAGTTGACCCAGACGCTAGTCGGCAGGTCGGTGCCTTCGGGGAAACGAATGGCATCTCCGAGGAGCGTGTAAGGAATTTCGCGCGGGGCAACGTGGGTTGCGGGCGAGTCTCTATACACGGCAAACACTTCGCCCATAGGCGTTGGCGTTGGCGAGCCGGTCTGCTCGTAGTCTATATAATAGCCGTTCGTAGCATCGCCTTGCACGGTGCGACTTTCGACGCGCATGAGTTCTGGCCAGTCGGCCCACTCCCAGCAGTCGGCGATGCGTTCGTTGGCGGCGGCTACCATCATGGTTCTTGCGCCGGATGGGATGGCGTCGATGGTGCTGGCGTCGTTGCCGACACGTTGCCATGCGCGGAGGAGGATGCTTTGTAAAGTTACGGTGCGCATTAGCTGTTCAGTGCGTTCATGGCCGACTGCACGGCGGTTTCAAAAGTGACGCTGGGATTCGGCCACGATGCTTGCGGCGCCGGATTGGCGGCGAACATGGTGAGGATCTGCTGCAAGTAGGCTTCGACGGCGTCCAGCTCGGCGCAGGTTTTGCCTGCGGCGGTGAGGGACTGGCGCAGATACAAAAGTGTGGGCTGGCGGTCGCCTGCGAGGCCGACACTGCGGAGGTGCTCTTCGGCGGTGATCGGTTCGGCTTCCGGTGCGGGTGCGGGCGGAAGCGTGGCGAGGTCGATGTCGGTCAAGCGGACGGCGGATGTTCCGGCGGGCGGTTGCCACTTGGCGGTGTCGCCGTCCCAGAGGACGGTGTTGACGAGGTGCCCGTTGGGTTGGTCAAGGATGGCGTATTGCTCGGCCATTAGAAGTAAGTGGTTATGACGACGATGCCTTGCGCTCCGTCGCCGCCTTTGCCCTCGCCGCCAGCGTCGTTGTCGCAGGCGCTGCCGCCGCCGCCGCCACCGCCGTAGAGTCCGCCGTTGCCGCCGTTGTTGGCTTGTCCGCCAGTGCCGGTCGATCCGCCGCCGCCGCCGGTGCCGAGGTAGCCGCCGATCCATGTTGCTCCGGCATTGCCTGCGGCGTTGGCAACAAACGTGCCGCCTGCGGTAGACGTGACGTTGCCAGCCGCGCCGCCGTTAGCGCCGTTGTAATAAGTCGTGGCCTGCTTGCCGCCGCCGCCTCCTCCACCAGCGGCTGTTCCTATCGCCGCAGCGGGGGCTGTCGCGTTAGCACTGAAGCCTCCGGCACTGCTCGCGCCGCGACCTACGTTCGTTGCGTAATATAGACCCAAACTTGTCCCTGCGCTTTGGAGTGTGCCGCCTGCCGTGCCTGTTCCGTTACCGCCGCCGCCACCGCCAGTAGACGTAATTCCCCCAAAGCTGCTTGCGCCGCCAGCGGTGCCGGTGACGCCAGTGTTGCCGTTGGGGCGATTTCCAGCGCCACCACCGCCACCAGCCCCGACTGTGACTGTTACAGTGTCGGCCAGTGCTGCCGCGTCAATCCAACCAACACTCACTGAACCGCCAGCGCCGCCGCCGCCGCCGCCGCCGTTGTTTGCTGTCGTGTCACGGCGACCTGATCCGCCGCCGCCACCTCCGGCGACGATGAAGTAGTGGATGAGCTTGGCTCCGGCGGGTTTTGTCCAAGTGTCGCCTGCGGTGTAGATTTTAACGTCGGTGAGTTGGCCGGTTAGCGCGATGGTTCCGTTGGTGTTGGGCCAAGTGAGCACGCGGTTCTGGCCTGCGGTGATGTTGCCGAGGTTGAATTGTCCAGTGCGGGTGGTCGAAGCCTCGTCATACAGGAGGAAGACGGAGTCGGAGAAAACGTCACCGAGCGTGCCGCCGTAGGTGTAGTCAGCATCGCGGCTGACGCCGAGGGTGGCTGAACGATAGTAGATGCCCGCAGGCTTGTTGAATGGCCATATTCCCGAGCTGCTGCGCACCAGCCATGCGCTGTTGAGCGGGGCCGTTCCGTCGAGCGGGAGGTCTGCGTAGGCGGCTACTTCGCCGTCGATGTAGGACGCGCCGCCGCCGCCGCCCGATCCTTTTTGATCGAACGTGCCGCTGAAGGGGTTAAACGTCCAAGGCATTTGAGATTAGAAATTGGAGATTTAAGAGCGGGTGACGGCAGCGAGGTCCGCGTCGTTGGTGGTCGGCGGGTTTGTCGTGTAGCTGAATGTCAGCGTGGCGACTGTTTGGCCTCCGCTGCCGCCTTCTTTGTAGGTGACGGTCTGGATGTTGTTCGTGCTGCCGTAATACGAGATGCTGAGATAGTCGTGCTGCGGGATGTTTAAACCGGCGATGTTTCTGACTGAGACGTTGGGATGCATGGGATGGGGAAGTTGGCAGGAGTCAGTGGTCAGTTAGCAGCAAAGGCATTAAGCGGAAGGAGCGGCGGTCATGCCGAGTTGCTGTTCCTGCGCCATCTTTTGCAGCGCGGGCTGGGCGCCGGTGCGGCCGATGACTGCGTTTTGCTGCTGCTGGAGCTGGAATTGGAAGGCTTGTGCTCTTGCGTCGATCATTGAGCGGAAGATTTCGTCTTGGGCGTAGCGCTGTTGGACGGCGGGGTTGGACTGGATGATTTGCTGCAAGGTTTGCAGCCTTACCTGCGCGTTTTGGCCGCCTTCTTTGAGCGGGGGTTCGGTGCCTGCGGCGATTTTTGCGAAGGCGCCTTGCTCGTCCTCCTGCTCGGCCTGGGTAGCGGCGCCGATGTCTTTGATGAGGATGCCGGCGAGATTTGGGTCTACTGCCTGCATCATATATTGGACCAAGCCGACTCGATCGATAACGCCGAAGCTGTCCAATGGAACTAAGACTTTGGCGAGGTAGTCGAGCTTTGCGCCCAAGGCTTCGTTGTCGAGCAGCCGGGCGTCGAACTCGCACGTCACATCAAAGCGGCCGCGGATGTCGGCAGGACTGGCGGTGAGTGGGAGATTGGGGTTGCCGGTGACGCGGGCGACTTCTTCCGGCGTCATATACTGCTGGCAGAGGGCGAGCGTCTGGACGAGGCAGAGCTTCATATCAAGAAGCCAGCTATCGACCAACTCCTGGGTGTGGAGCATGTAGCGTTGCGGCGGGACGGCTTCGCTGATGCGGCCAAAGTAGTTGTCCACGTCGTTGCGGATGGACATCTCGACTTCGATGCTGCCGGCGTCGGGCTGCGGCGGGTTCATCCAGGAGATTTCGCCGGGGCGGCGCTCGGGGATCTGGACGCCCGGTCCCATGATGAGGTCCATCTTGCCGCGCGCGGCGGGCGTTTTGAGCGGGGGCAACGTGACGATGCTGGCGCGGTCGCCTCGCATGTCGCGTTGGATTTTGACTTCTTCCTGGGCGGTCTGGACGATCTCTGGCACGCCGCGGGATTCCAAGATGGGGCGCGAAGCGCGCTCGCGGGGCAGCTCGACGAAGGGATAGAGCGCGTGGGCGTAGGGTAAAATGTCGTGGACGGCGGTGCGGTCGGGAACGTGGTAGCTAAGGACGGTGCGGGTGACGCGCATCGCCTTGGTGCGGTCGTCGTGTTCCTTCCTGTAGACGTGCCAGATCTCAATCATGTCGCGCTGGTGGTCGTAGAGGAACTGGTCGCTGCGGTGGAGGTTCAGCGAGATGCGGCGGATGTCGCCTTTCTTCTCCACGACTTGCTCGACCCATTTGTCGTCCCAGCCCTCAACAGCGGCACGCTCGCGCAACTCCGGTTCGGTCATTAGCTCGCGTCGGGCAACGAACGCGGCACGCTGTAATGAGTAGGTCTGGGCGGGGAAGATGATGTCTTCCCAAGGCTCTAGGGCGGTCCACTGGGGCCGGCTTTCAAAAACGTAGGGCTGCTCCCATTCGACGAAGCCTTTCTCGCGGAATTGGCGGACTTTGGCGGTGGTGCCTAGCTCCGGGATCACTTCGCCCATGAGCTGGGCGGCGAGTTCTTCTTGCTCGGGGTCGAGGACGACCTCGAGGAGGGCTTGCAGGTTGGGATCTTGGGATTCCTGCAGCATCATCATGGCGTCTTCCATGGAGAAGCTCTTGATCTCGGTGCGGGTGGTCTTGATCCAATCGACGGCCATGACGGCGAGGCCGTAGGTCTCGCGGAAGTTGGCGGCGAGCTGCACTTCGCGCCGAAGGTCATCCAAGACGTGCTGGAAGAGGAGCCACTTGAGGACGGACTCCGCGGCGCTGCGCTTGTCGATGTCCATGGACTCGACGGGCTGGACTTGGACGCGCGCCTTGAAGAAGGCGTTGGTCAGCATGGCAACGTGATCGCGGACGATGGTGTCGGCCATGCGCACGCGGGAATCGAGGGACTTGTCCCATGGGAATGGGCGCTTGCCGAGAGCCTCTTGGTGTTTGCGACCGTCGTCGGTCTGGCCGGCCCAGATGCAAAATCTGGTGTTCCAGTTGCGGAGCTTGCGCTGGACGTAGCCGCTGCCATCGGCGTCGGCTTCATCGATGTCCGAGAGGATCTCGGAGATTTTGTCGCGGTCGGGTGCTTTGATCATTTAAGGGACAAGCACC